TATCATCTTCTAGCCACTTTAAGAACTCTTTTCTAAAAGTACTAACAGTGCAGGCTTTAAATTTAATGTCTCCTAGCTTTGACTTTAATGCCCAATGCAATATTAACAGACTAGTTGCACCGTCTAGGTCAATATCTGTAAAAACATATATGTTGTTGGGATTCACAATGGTTATTTAACTATCTTAGTAATATTTTCCAGCTTTCTTTCTAAATTCATCATTTCATCTTCATTTGAATTGTTATTGGCATCTTTACTGTATTCTTTTTCTACCTTTAAAGATAAAGTGCTATAGTCAATTCTCATTGTTTCTGGTGTGTGTTTAGGTCCAACACGGTTCTTAATACATCCCAAACGAATAAGTCCGAGATCTTGATCGCCTTGTTCTTGATGAATAGACCAAACAACATCAGCAGTAAATGCAACACCTAGAGATTCGGATACGTTTTCTAACCCAGGCTTTTCCATACCATCACGGTTTGTTTGAATTGCACTAACTATAGGCACATTAAAGAAATAAGACAGTGCTCTTAGTTCTTCTGCTGTGTTCTTACCCTGTTCATAAGAGTTATCACCGCTACTAGCTTTAATTAAACCAAGGTAATCTATTACAAGAATATCCGGTTTAATACCTTTTTTAACTAAAGATTCAAGGTAAGATTTAATGCCACCGATTGTAATACTCTTTGGTGGGAATTCTTTAATAAGTAGTTTCTGTTTATGAGTATCTGTAACACTCATAAAGAAATTCTCTAACGGTTTAATTTGTTGTTGTATTTCCCCAATTGGAATTTTAGATAAATGACTACTAATTCTCTTTGCATACATCATTTCAGGCATTTCAAGAGAAATAAGAACAGTGGTAAGACCTCTAGCAGCCATATTAGCTGCAATATTACCTAAAAATATAGACTTACCTACATTAGTCGGTCCTAAGAACAAATACAATGCTCTACCACGTTTAGCTAAACCACCACCGATTTTATTATCAATAAAATCCCAGCCTATTGGTATAGTTTCATTAGGTGCACCTAACTCATCAATAATCTTTTGATACTGACCGTAAAAGTCTAAACCTACATCACTAACAAGCGATATATTACAAGCTTTTTCAAAAACTTGTAAAAATTTACCGTAATCAGATTTATCGTTAGTTACATCTTCTACTATCTTTAATATAGCATTATGTACAGCTTTTTCTTTGAAGTAAACTTCTGTATTATTAATTAACTCTTCAATATTACCTTTATTATCAAATTGTTTGTAACTTAATAAGGTATCTTTAAAAAGCTTAACATCTTCCTCTTTAGGAATATATGTTCTGATTTCTGTAACTGTAGGTAAACATTTACGTTTAGAGTAAAAGTCTTTAATAATATTAATAACAAGTTTATTACCAGGAGATTTAAAGTTCTCTGGTAACAAATGATCAAATATTAAAGAAGTGTAATAAGAGTTAGTAAGAGCATTGTATGCAATGACGTTCTCAAAAAAATCTGTATTGACTGGTAGTTTACTCTTCACGTAGTTATTATAACCTATTTCATTAAAAAAGCTAAGGTTTCCCTTAGCTTTTTTTAATTATTCTGTAGTTTCTTCTATTTTAGGCTCATCAATTGTAGGAGCATCTAATGCTCCTCCATAGCGAACCTTTTCTTTGAGAGTTTCTTCTAACTTTGGAATTACTTTTTCATCCCAAAACTTAGTATCATTCTCCCAAGTTTTAGCATAACCGATTTTCTCTCCGTTAAACTGAAAGGTTGAACCCGTCTGTTGAATAACACCAAATGCTACAGCCATGTCTTTTAAGCCTGCATAACGACTCAATCCAGTACGGAAGTTGTTATACAATTCAGCTTTTAAAAACGGTGGTGCAAAACGATTTTTCACTGTCATTGCTGATAGTGTAACGCCGCTTACATTGTGAGCTACTGCAATTGATTCTTCTTCTTCGTTTTTATCAATTTTTTCGTTTCTAGTCGCAAGCTGAACCAACAAAGAAGCAAGATAAACAGGGCCAGAGCCACCGGACTGTTTTTTAACCAATTCAGGGTAGAGTGAAGTTGGGTTATCATAAATGTGATTAGTGAAAAGAATAGGTACCCGAGCTTTAGCTGCTTTAAACGTTAAAGCTCGCATCATAGACTTCATTGCTTTAGCCTTTGTACCCATATCTGCTGCATCCTTACCTTCTGTAACGTCGCGAAGCTCTTTAGCGCTTGCTAAGTTACCAAGACTATCAATAGCTATAATAACCTTTAAGTTTGGATCATTAGCTGCAATAATCTTGTCTAAAAATGTAGCGATTTGGTTACGGCAATCCTCTACTGTTTCTACTGGATAGTATTTTAAGCGTTTAGGGTCAATACCTACACCTTCAGCTGATTGTTTGTCTACAGCTGCTTCAGTATCCCATACCGCAGCAAAATAACCCTTTTTCTGGGCATTAGCAATAATCTTATTAACAATAAGAGTCTTGCCTGCTCCCGAAGGACCAGAAAAACCAGTTATTCTACCGACAGGTATACCTTTATAAAGAGAACCGGAAAATATTGCATTTAAAGCATAAGAACCGGTATCAATCCAGTCTCCTACAATAGAAAGAGAGTTATCTTCTGATAGCATAGACGCATCTGCATTCAGTGCGTCTACTGCTTCAAAAATATCTTTTAAAGAAGAAGTCTTGGTTTCTGAAACCTTAGACTCTGCTGTTGATTGTTTACGGGACATATATTAGTTACCGTCTGCGTCAAAAAGCTTAATGGTAGGAGCTGGTTGAGCGTTAGATGGTTTAAACATTTCTGTGTATTGACCAATAAGATTTGGCTCAAGCTCTAAATTAGAAGCAAGAGTAATCTGTGTTTTACTAAGTGTCCAAGTTGGAAATGCATCCCTGTCTTTAAAAAACTCTCTAAACATTAAAGGATATAATTGTACTTGTAGTTTCTTTTCTTGTGTAGGAGCTACGTTAAGAATAGCTGGCTTAGTAATAGTAACACTACTATCATCTTGGCTTACAAATGTAGCAACAATAGTACGTTGAATACTGTCTAGNTAAACGATAATTTGATCTGGGTTCATATAGTTATATTAATATAGTTTTTAATTTAATCAAGGTTATTGACGAGGAAACTTAAAGTAAGGTGCTTTTGCGTTAATAAGATACCTGTTAAGTAGTTTTTTATGGGATGCCCGTGTAGGAACAATATCCCATCCACCACGTCTTGCATAGTAGCAAGTTACCATAAGTTCTTCTGGTTGTAATAAGTCCCAAAGGCGTTTATAAGCAGCTTCACAAATTTCTTCATGGAAGTGACATTCATTACGGAATGAAACGATCCACTCTAATAAAGATTGCTCTGTAACTGCTTTATTACCTTTATAATAAATAAAAATATCCCCCGAATCTGGTTGCTTTGTAATCTTACAGTTAGAACGTAATAGAGTACTCATATAAAAGTGTTGCTCTGTTGATTCAGTTTCGTTAGCTACTAACAGATCAGCATTCTCGTTAAATACGGTAAACTTAATTTTCTCTGCACTTTTAATTTGTTCTAATGGACGCCAAATATTAGCACTATGATCTGAAAACCAGACTTTTCTATCTGTTTCAGTTTCAGGATCTGTAATTTGAGAATACAATTCTACTTTAACGTCAGTCTCTAATAATAAAGATAAGTCTTTAGAAGCTGTTTGCTTAATATTTTTAAGTACTTCTTTGGTATTCTTACCCATCTTCTGCATATTAAATGAGTTCCAGTATAGTTTCATTGACTTAGATTCTACAATGAAATCATTTTCAGCAGAATAAACTACTTTAGCCACGCAAGTAACAGGTAGACCACTATCTGTTAATGCACTACATTCATAACCATTCCAAATGTCGTAACCTACAAAGGGTAAGAAACCATTCTTAAGATCAAGGTAAGTACGGTTACGTTGGCGCTCTTCTCGCACCAAAATCTCTGGTGTATACGTGGTAGGAGAATCTACTCTCTGTCCAAGTACTTTGTCAATGTTATTAGTATTATAGCTCATTAGTAAAATCTTTTGTTATTGTATTAGTTATAATTTTAGTTCTTTCTTCAACTGTTCCCATAACGTAAACGAGTTTATTAGCAGGCATTGAATGATGCTTTAAATAAAAGTCAAACTGCTTTACAACCCCATCAAAAAACTCTTTACCTGTGCTTCTTTCACCGTCATCTTTAATATCAAGTTCAGGTACAACGTAAAATATTCTATCATAAACCTTTAGTAATTCTTCGTATACAGATAAAGCAGCTTGATATACTTCTTTATTAACTTGTCCTTTTTCATAAAAATAAGTCGTATATGCAATACCATCTAAAGCACCTCTATCTAAAACCCAGTTACCTGGAGTCAATCCATACTCTAAATGTCTAGCCATTACCAAGTATTGAGTTAGAGAAGTACCACCCTCATTAATAGGTACATTCAAGTCTTTTAACCCTCTAGTTAAATTAGTTCTAAAAGAGAAATGATTGTCGTTTAAAAACAAATCTCCCTTTAGAGTTTTTACTAAAGTAGTTTTACCTTGTGAATGAGCGCCACAAATTGTAGCTTTATAGTTTGTTCTCATAGTTTATTATTTAATAGGCTTTTGCCCATAAAGCCAACCCAATTATCAATTGACAGTTTATGTAAATGCTCAATATATAAATCCACGCTTTTAAAATCCGTATAAAGATCTCCAGTACTAAAACGCATTTCAGATACAACTCTACCTGCATCTACTTCAGGTATAACTTCATGAATAACATGACCATGTGTGTTATACTTTTTAATGGGATATGTTTGCCATACTTTAGCTTGTGGGTCTTTACCTTTTAATTCTGGAAATTTAGTTATAAGTCCTGGATGACCGTTATATATCTTAAACTTACCGCAAATTTCCTGTGGTACAATACGAAGAAAACCGTGTAGTGTAATAACATCTGCATGTCTTATAGCTTCTCTATACTCTTCTACAGTCGGCTTATTTGGTAAAAAAATAAACCGATCAAAACATCTCTCAAGAAGGTTAGGGTTAATTTTATCTAAATCATTAAAACTTTTATTAGTAATAATTGCATCCGGAAAACGACCTATCTTTGTAGATATTTCGTAAATTTCAGATCCACTCTGAGAGAAAAAGGTTTTCCAGATTAAAGTGCGTTTCATAGGTTAAGACGGAACCCTATTGTATTATCACTAAAGAAAATAACAAGTGTAAAATCAACAATACCGTGTTTTATTAGGTAAGGTTTGACATCAGATAGCTCTCTTACCGGCAACTCTTGATTCTTAATACAATCCCAAAAATAATAATCCCTAATAGTAATATTATCTGCCAGGAGATGGGGATAGTTAGCATGAACGGAGTTGGTTATAGCTTCTAATGTAGTCATCCATTAACGTAGTTTCTAAACTGTATCAGATTACTTGCAATAATTCTCTCCTGTATTTCATCTGGTACTACATCTAAAAGATCTACAAGTTTAGTGGATTCTTTCTTCCAATTACCTATTACATCAGAATATCTTACTCTCTTAATACCGTGTACAATAGGAGAAGAAGTATCTAGGGTTTCTATCCAATAGTATTGCGGGCTTTGATAAAAGCTAAACTCTCTCGGATGAGCACAACCTAATAAATGATGGGGTTTATCTTTATTAATAATACCGTCGTTCATTAACTGTGTTAAAGTCATTACTCTACCCATCATATAAGATACCCACTTGTTAGGGTGAGGGAATGCTTTAAGATAATAAGAATAGTCAAATGAAATAGCTAATTTGTCTACACCTATTTCTTGATCTAAAGCTACATAACACTTAACTAGTTCCCCATATGTCTTGCCTTGTACAACTCCAATAGTCTTAGAACTACTAACAAAGTCCCAATCTTTCCATAAGCACTTCTTAGCTGAATCAATAGTACCTTGACAGTCTTCTAATACATCTGGTATAATGTATTCTGTAGGATTAAGCTTTTGTATCCAGTGAGCATAACGTTTAGGGTCAAAAGATGTACCTAGTTCAAAGATAGAGTTATCTAATAAAACGTGTCTACCACCTTTAACACTATCCTCAAAAAACTTGTAATATTGCGGGTGAGTTTCAAAGAGGTGCACGAGTGCATAGCAGTAATCGTTGTATGTACGAGATATCTCTAACATACTTAAAGGAGATTCGTGTGATATCTTAATCATGTGAATAAATCAAATAAGTCGGTTTGTGCTTGATTGTTAAGTTGAGGTAAATGCCAGTTAAGTGCATTATATACAGCTTTTACTGGTGTGACGATGATTGTATTGAACATTTCTTCATAATCAACATGAAAATCGTTTAATTCTGGTGGAAAGCTTACTGGAAAGCAAAGAGTGTCAATATTGTACTTGTTAGGNGCAATATATATCTTTTTTACCTTACCACCAGACGTAATACGTTCATATTTTGTATCCAAATTACGGTGTTTGAGTAATTGATTGTACCAAATAGCGCCTTTTACGTGGTTAGGAGTTCCTTTTGCAATTTTAAACCCTTCCGCTCTTACTTCGTGTTTTTCTATATCACTCAACCCACCTCTAATAGCTACATCGTCAATAGAAAGACTTTTAAAGTTTTCGTATACTTCTCTATAAAGAGCATTTGCTTTGTTTTGATCCTGTATTAGTAGACTGTTCTCAATAACCTTTTTAATTAACTCTTTAGCTTTTTTAGGTGTGGTAGAACGAGCAATTTCAACGCCAACATACTTGAATTTGTTTACATTAGCACCTTCATCATTTAAAACGTGTATAATGTACCGTTTCTTTTCTAGGTATACTCCTACATCACAAATAGATTCTCTCTTAAAATAGTAACGAGGGTCTGTAGAGTTAAGAGCATCTTTAGCCCACTGTTCAATGTTTTTATTAAGGTATACCCCTAATTCGTCGTCAATAAACTTTAACCCCTCTTTATTAACTTTATTGTTAGTTAATATGTCTAGCTTCATTATATCTAATAACGGTTGAATAGTGACGTGAGTACTATCCGTATCGTTATAGATTGTTAATGACTTACCAGTATAGCCTAGTTTTTCTTTAGCGTATTGATCAATAATATCAGATGCTTGCTTAACCACCGACTGACCAGTAAGAGTGATGCTACCAGCATGATCACTATCACAAATAGGGCTAAACTTATTAGCAAAAACACCGTAGATAGAGTTGAGAAGAATTTTGATGACATGCTGTATGGTGTCAGCTCGTTCCATATTAAACTTACACGTTTTGTATTCATCTGTATCAGGGGTTAGGTCGCTTAATTTTTTCTTTAAACTAACATATTGGTTTTTGTTTACAATTCGCTCTTTGTATAAACTATCAATTAAAGAAGGCACTACACCTCTTTTCTTTTGAGTGTAAAGTACATTTGCTTTGGATATAGCGAGCTTCTCTACTTGTACAAATTGTACAAATTGCTCGTTAGACATTTTAAAGTCTTTTTTATTTGAAGCTAGACGTACTGTAACCCCATTATCATCTTTATTAACTATCTTACCGACCTTTGTCTCCGGGGATATATTCAGGGTAATGATAGTGCTAGGGTATAGTGAGTTAGCGTCATAACTTACAATTGACTTCTGCAAACCTCTTTCAGGGTCTTTAACAAATCCACCTGGTACTTCTTCTCTAATTGGNCCTTCAACGAAAGTAGGTATAATCATACCGTGTTTATATGCTTCTAAAGCAACACACCCGGTAACAATAGATACTTTACCTAAAGCAGCTTCAAACGACGTTAAACCTTTATAAGCTAACATACGAATGATTTTAAAGAACTGTAATTTCTTTTCCATTCGTACTAACAGATCAACGTCTTGTATGTTATAATCAACAAAGTTATTCCAATCGTTAGTAGAAAGAGAGGCTAGGTTGGTAGCATTGATAGCTAGTTTACCTTCTCCCAGTTCATGTTGTGCTACAAAGTTAAGAGCATAAGACTCTAACAAACCACGCGCAAAACCTCTATATACTTCAAGGTAATCCATTGCTGATACACCATGTATGTACCAGCGATCTAATTCTTGACCCTTAACGAANATACCTTTACGNCACCATAAACTCTTTACAGGAGACAAACGCTTTGATTGCTCTTCACCAAGAATATTGTTAATACGATTAATAAGGTAAGGAAAATCGAAAAAGTCCGTGTTCCAACCAGATAATATGTCAGGAAAATAATCGTTTTCCCAGAACTCTAAAAACTTCTCTAACAAATCATACTCGCTAGTGCATTCAGTGTAAACAACGTTCGTACGAGAAGGAGTATAAGGCTTACAACCCCAAGTGTAAAAAGTCTCCGAAAGATTATCATAAATGGTAATAAGGTTGATAGGGTGTTTTGCATCTTTAGCTTCAGGAAACTCATCTGGTGAATATACTTCNATATCTAAAAAGCATACCTTTAATGGGTTTATAGAGAATTCAGGCTTCTCATAATCGTTCTTATATGTATCAATAAGAAACTGCTGCTCTACTTGTATGTTATGATAAAGTCTTTTTATTGCTCCGTCTTGAGCGGCTTTATTACGTTCAAAGTTACTTTCAAAGACTTTCTTCTTTAACTTTGTATTAAAGATAGAAAGTCCGTCAACAGTATCTGAATTAGTTTCTATGTAGAAATAAGGAAGGTGTCGTTGTTTCTTAACAATACGATTACCTTGCTCATCCCACGTAAAAAGATAGCAGTTACTTTCTCTTTGATTATAATAAACGTTTCTATACACAGCCCATTATTATGGGACCATTTACGAACTTATCAAGAGAAATATAGACTACAATACTCATTAATATGGTCTTCTAACCAATACTTGCATGCGTTTTTACGGGCAAGATCTGATTCAGTAAGATAGCGCTTACGATCAGACATAACTTTCTTAATAATTTCAATCATTTCTTCACCGGTATTAAACTTTAACGGTGCATCCTTATAAGGTTCTAAGTTTTGACATACACAAGGTAAGCCTAAAGCCCCGGCTTCAATATGTTTAATATTAGCTTTAGCAAGATTAAATTTATTATTTTGCAAAGGTGCAATAACAATATTGACGTTTAAAGCATTAAATGTAGAAGGGTAATCCCATATGCGAGTCCAACCTACATATTCGATTTCTCCACTTCTGACGTGTTCAGCAAGTTCAGCAGGACATCCGCCCATTAGCACCCATTTAAACTGTTTAAGAGTCTTTTTAATAACATTAACAATATCACCAAAGTCGTCTTTTACATCTTTCAAGCCAGCTATATTAAAATGCGTAGGGCTTCCAATATAACCTACTCGTGGTCGACGTTTGTTATCTTCGTAATTATCCGAAATCTTACTCTTTACATAGAAACGGTCCATCCAGAACTTAGGCATGTAATTAGGCAATGTAATGCCCCTTACTCCAGACCTTTCTTCGTAGTATTTTGACATATAATCTGTAGGGGCAGTAATACCATCACAAAGCTGCATAATTTGTATTGCGGTTTTAGCAATGTTAGGATCTGTAAAGGCTTCACGTGCTTTGTTATAAACTGGAATGTCTTCAGCAAATATAACGTCATCAATTTCGTAATATATCTTAAAGTTATTAGTCTTATTAGATATATTTCTTAAAAACTGTACAAACTGTAACTGAGTAGGTGTAACTTGTCTTTGTATTCTTACACTTCTTACATCTTGATAGAAGTTTTCCTGCAAAATCATGAAGTTATTGTTATTAATAATACCTAATTGATTACCATTAATAATAGCTTCAGGCCAGTGCATTCTCCAGAATCCGCAGCCTTGATGATCTGCAGCATAACTTACTGCACGTTTCATATCTTGAGGTATACCTGTAGGCATGCTTACAGGTGTTGGTTGGCTGTTTGCTAACGGGCTACCTATTGTAGGTGCACCGAAAGGTAATTGAGGGGCTCCGAAGACTCCACCGTTATTAGACATCATAATTGGTTGTTCTAGTTGTTATACCGTTTCTTTTTTCAAGATAAACGATTTCCCCGCCAATACAATACTTTTTACTTTCTTTGCGGTGTGAAATAATGTAAATTGATTCATTATAATTATCTACTCGATCTTTAAGAATATCAAGTACTAACTCAATGCCTTTCTCGTCTAAAGATGAGTCGAGAAGTTCGTCAAACATACTTAAATTAATCCAAACATCTGCTTGTGCTCTACGTATATCTTGAAATGTAAATAGCATTGCAAGGTCAATTGCTTTACGTTCAGCTCCAGAAAAATTAAAGTAGCTACACTCGCTACCTCTTTCATTAGTAATAGTTTCTTCAAAGTATTCATTAAATGTAACGATACTATTACTTTCAAGCTTACGCAAATAAAAGGCTAGTCTTGTATTAAGAACCTGAAGTATTTTCTTTACGATAAACGACTTTACACCTTCTTCTGAAGCAATATACTTAGCGGACTCAATAATATCGAGTTTTTCTTGAAAAGCCGTAATGTTCTTTTTTATTTCCTCTTGTCTTGCAGTAATGCCATCGATAATTTCTTGAAAATTATTAGAATCATTATTAAGTTGATCTATATCTACAACAAGGGATTGTAACCACTCGTTTAATTGCTTTATACGGTTATTGTTAGATTCTACATCTTTACGACGTATTAAAAAGTCGTTTAACTTAGTTTGAGTATCAGTAATAGACTTTTCTATCTTTAAAATACTGTCTCGAGCTTTATCTAAACGTGGGGCTTCCTTAGCTAGTGTTTCGTTAGCATCTGAAATGTACTTTTCGTACTCAGCTTTGTCTTTTTCGTATTCAATGTTAAGGTTACCACCACAGTGAGGACACTTACTGTCTGTTTTTTGTAATTTCTTAAGACGTTCTGTATAGAACTTAAGGTTAGCATTTGCTTCTGCAACACTCTTATTAATAGCATCAACTTTCTTATTAAAAGCTACTTTAGCGTCTTTCCAGTTCTTTAATTCTGTTTCAACCGCTTTTTGAGCTTCTACATCTACAGACTCTAAACTATTGAGTTTTTCTTTTATTACAACTAGCTCTTGTTCGTTATTCTTTTGACGTTGTAACAGTACTGCTAATCTCTTTTTCTTAGATTCTTCATGTGTATCTTTCTGTTTATTTGCTTCTAATAAAGAACGAGCTGTTTCATTTAGTTTTGAGTCTTCAATATCTAAACTCTTTTTTACTTCATTGAATTCGGTACGCGCTAACAAAAGCATATTACCAAACACCTCTAAACCTAAAATACCTTCAATAAATTTACGCTTTTCTACTTTCTTTTGAGCCATAAACGGTATAGTACTGTTTAAGGTCATAATAACAGTATTCTGAAATATTTCAGAAGTAGTACCTATTGTCTTTACAATAAGCTCCGTAGTTTGAGGTATACCAGAACGAGACATATCTACTCCGTTCTCGAAAAAGTAACACTTAGTAGGATTTATAGTTCTAATTATTTTGTAATTATTAACTGCATCTCCTGTATGAATATCAAAGTCTAGCTCTACTTCACATAAAGCTTCTGGGGCTTGATCATTAACAATGTTTTCCTTCTTAAGCTCTCGTATAGAGTTACCGAACAACGCAAAATGCATTGCATCAGCAATAGTAGATTTACCTACTCCATTAGCTCTATCAGCTTTATCATAGTTCTTACCGGTAATAATATTTAAACCGGGTTTATAATCAATCTCTACAGGCTTCTTGCCTATAGATAAGAAGTTAAAAGCCTTTAAGTGCTTAAAGTGTACATAACGCATCAGTTATGATTATAGTCTCTCTATACGGAAAGCCAGGACCAAGTACTGATATGTTGCATTAATTCCTCTTTGGACATATCAACTATCCTGTTAAATTCCGCTACATTCTTTGTGTAGTTAGGATTGGATTCGTTGCTATTAATGCTTCTACTATGATTTATATGATATAATGGACCTTTTACTCTACCTACATTATAACCGAGTTTAACAAAACGACGAAACCTTTCCCAATCTTCTGCACCCCAGGAAATAAAGTTTTCATTTTCCATACCACCTTTAATAAACACTTTTTTGTTCCATAAAATAGCGCCACCCACAGAATTACTACCAAAATTAGGGTAATTTGCAGGATCTAATTCATCTACATTAAATGTATTGTTTAAAGCTTCTCTTGGTATGTTAACAAACAAGCCGCCATAAGGATAAACAAAATCTACATCATTAGATCTTAAGATCTTTACCGCTTTTACTACTTGTTTAATAGGGAACAAAACATCACAATCATAATTGACTATGTAGTCTGTTCTAGATAAACGCGCCATTTCATTTAAGTAGCGAGTACGATGAAATAGCCCGTTACCTTCTTCATATATGTGAATAATGCTACTATCCTTAAAGTCTACTAACTTTTTAGGTCCGTTCTCGTAAATGATAATATTAGTATCAAAGTTAGTCTGTAAATATGATACAATATATTTTAAATTAAACGCTCTATCTTCACTATCAATTCTGATAGGTATATTAAATGTAACGTTTTTTAAATCTATTTTAGTTTGCATATTTCCAGTAAGTTGAAAGGGTGTGGTGTATGTTTCTATCTCTTAATAGAAACAAATCGCAAGGTATTTTTTTAATTGGTATACGTTTAGTTTTAAGCATATGAGTTATTAACTCTTCTCCAGATGTTATTTTAACACCAACTTTAAAATAATTAGTAATATTATCGTAAATCTCTCCGTATAACTTCATATTATTAGAAGTAGAAAAGTTTAACCAATCAGATATAACTAAAGGATTAGCACATACATTAGGTGAAAACACCCCTTCTGTAAGATTGTACGAAGCAGGATCAAGTCTAGATTCAAGACCGATATCAAACCGAGTACGTATAACTACATCATATTTGAAGTTATTAGCTAATTCATATTCTGCTAAAAGTCTTAAACTATCTTTAATAGAATAAAACATACTAAAATGTATAAAAGCAGCTGGAGAGCATTCTTGTACTTCAGGTGGTACTACTTCTTTTTGAGGTTCTACAAGTATAGCTTTAGGTTCATACAAGTAACAATCCTTATTGAGAGGTCCTTCCCAAGTATGTATGAATATATCGTAATTGTTAAAGTCTACAAGATTTCTGCGAAGTGTTTCTAAACCTTCAACCACAAAACGACTTTGACCTGAAAATGATATAGCTTTTCTCATAAAAGTACTTTATCACTTGGTACTGAAGGCCATTTTACTACGATTAAATCTACATCGTTTATAATATAAACATCAGATACTTCATTAGGATGATATACAAACATATCTCCTGCTTTTAATATCTTATTATCAATCTTTAAAGCCCCGTTTACAATGTATGTTAATTCCGTTACTATTTTATGAGTGTGTAACGGACCTTTATAACCAGCTACATGATGGTGATGAGCCACTTCAAAGAAAGGGTTTTTAAATACAGCTGGATTAAAATCTCCAATAAACCAACCGTTGTTGAAATCTTTTATGTTATAAGTGTCCATAGCTACTTTCTATCTTTTGTATACGAGCACAATGTCTACCGCCTTCAAACGTAGTGCGTTTAAATATACTAATATATTCTACAAGTTTATCTACATTAGTAATACGTGTGGGTATAGAGAAAAAGTTACAGCAATTATGTTTAATTGAGTTTTCAGCACTTATTTCATCGTATATTAATGCAGACCTTATACCATCTGTTTTATTAGCTGCAATATTAACAGCTTGCCCGGTATAACAAAAGCCAATACCATGAGTACAAGTACCGTTTTTAATAAACGTTATTGCTTGAGATATATAATCAAACTGATCACAGTCTTTATTTGTAAAGCACCCTAAATCAATGTATTCATAATTAAAAGCACTAAGAATGGTCTTACACCTTTCCTTAAGTTCAAAACCGCTGTGATCACTAGCAAGTGCTATTTTACCTTTACCAAAATGGTTTAGCACTCGAGTAGTAAAGAATTTATATTCTTCAGGTGTACCCATAATAAACATCTCGTCAACGTCTTTTATAGTAACCTTTAAACCGTCTTCTATCATTAAATTGTAAAGAGGAGTAATATAGAACTCATTACGGGTACGCAGATTCTTTTTTATCATTTTTTCTGCATACTTTACAAATACCTTACCTGTTTTAAACCCGTATACCCCAACGCATGCATTATTGCTGACTACTTCTTTTTCTGCAGTTAATAATGCATAGTTGTTTGAAGTACCGTCAGTTTTTACGTAACTGTAAGCAGGGTTATTGCTTTTAAATGTTAATACATTACCGTCTTCACTAAGATCAAAAGGCTTAAAAATAGGTTTAAAGTGTACGTCTACAGTATATATAAAAAGCGGTAAATTATTATTAATGTGCTGCTTAGCTAATAAACAAGTAGAAACACTACCGTCTGTTACTCTATCAATAACTACTATTTGTATATCTCTACCGAATTTCTTTCGAAATATTTCATCTACTCCAAAATTATTAATATGATCTTGTCGTAAACAAAATATTAAGTTACATTCAGATGTATCAATAGAACTCAATGCCCAGTCAATTAAGTGCTTATCATAAGCAGTAATCATGTACTTTGGTACAACAAATCCTTCATCAACAAAGCGTTGACCACGACCAGCAAGAGGTACTAAAAGGTTATACTTTTTCATTTTTAAAGTGTTTGGTTAACTCATTATGAGCGTTTTGTATTACCTTAGGAAGGTCTCTTGTACTATCAAGTAATCCTGCCAATATATATGCGGCAAATTTGTCTCCAGCTCCAAGTACATTAATGTCTGGAACAAGCTCTGCTTCAAAGTAGTATTTCGTACCGCTTTTACTGTATAAAATGCTGCCACTTGAGCTGTGTTGCAGTACATTACCTCTTACTGACTTGCAAAGGCTTGATATATTAAGATGATGTGAATCCTCATCTGATATTAGTAGAAGATCTATATAATCTAAGCTAGAATCATATACATTTAAAGGTGTACCGTTGCAAGTATCAGCTACATTAATGCCGTCTAGTTTTGAAATAAAACTTCTATCGTGCAACTCATTTAAATACATTATATGATTAATCTTACTAGAATGTATAAAGGGTGATTGAGTTTTTAAAGACAAACGGGATATACTCGTGCGTTTACATTGTTTAACATCAACCATTATCAATGACTCTCCTATATCAGTAGGTTCTACTTTAACCTTAAAATGAGGATTGATTGTTTTAAGCTGATTCCAAACATTACCTATACATCCCACAGAAAATCTGTTTTTAAAATCTTCGTATATGTTGTCATAGCTTAGATGCCCGTAAAGTGTTATATCAAAATTTTTCATTACGGTCCCATTTAATTAAAACATCCACGGTTGGCTCAAAAACCATACCTTTTAATAAAAAATACTCAAATAGTTTAACAATTACTCCTTCTCCGCCTTTAACTTCGAGGTCAATTGCAACTTTCTTAACGCTATTGGGAGAATCTGAAGGGCAAAAACTATACCCTACTTGATTCATTATGTTAATATCAAAGACATCATCTCCAACATATACCATGTCTAAGCTTTCTACATTATAACGAGTCTCAAATTTTGGTATGTAGGTTGCTTTGTCTACCATACCGCCACTATCTCTATTGTTAAAGAAATCTATGTTTCTGTTATTTGCTACTGCTTCATTAACGTTAGTATCTCCAGAAAGAAACACTATATCCCAGCCATTAGCTTTAAATTGCTTAATAGCTGTAAAATCCTTATCATTAAAGGTTTTGTATATGCCTTTACCGGTATTATCGTAATACTTTTTACCGTCAGTTAGTACACCATCAACGTCTAAGACTATTAACATAATCTTTATAATAATATATATTATCAGAACAAATTCCAGCAAAATCTAATAAATGTTCAGATGCAAATGTCCATCTCGGATCCTCTGGCATTACACAGATAGCATCTTTATAAGCTTTTTTATATGTCGGGCTTAACCATATAAAACCAGCGGTTGTTACTACAAAATCGTCTTTATCTATACTAAAACAGTTAACCGCATAATGCTTAATTTGATTTAAAGCTTCTATATTTTTACAATGTAGCCAAAGGTTATCTTGTGCAATAAACTCAAACTCTACATTATACTGAGGGGCATCATGCCCAAGATAAAAATCTTCATCTATGTACCACAAATCTATTTCCACATTAAACCCATGATCTAAACAGTATTTNATTTGATCNGGGTGGTTCTCTTTATCGGATTTACCATTAAGATTACCTCTATGTGAAATATAACGCATTATTTAAAGTTTTTTCTGTCATCTAATTCTGGTTTGTTCTTTTGCGTCCACATAGCACCCATAATATTCCATACTACAGCTGATAAATGGTCTTCGTCTTCTTCTCCTGCCCACCATTTAAGTAGATGGCGTTGTGCACTATCATAAAATACAGAAGTAGTCATGCCGTGCTTCCAGTTATCAAACCCGTACTTTTCACCACCTTTACGGTAATGATCCATCACCTTAATAAGTTCTTGTGTAGGTATTAAACTCATTCTTGGTTTACCTACATCTGTATCTCTTTGGGCTCCTGTATCAAACTGTCTTTTCATTTTTATTTAAAATATTGTTAAAGATCCAATCTTCGGATAAAATATAGTTTTGTGCAAGTTTAAAATTCTCTTCTATAGCAGCTTTTTTGCTATTGTAAAAGTCTGGTGTACAAGTT